CAGGATCCTGAGCAGCAGAAATCAGGTCAGAAAGAGCAGACAACTGAGCCTAAAATGCATTATGAGCATTATTTCGAGGACTGATCGCAGGTTGGGAGGCCTACAATGCATATGTCAAAACTAGAGCAGGCGCCTATTCACGAGGAAGCAACGATCGGCGGTATGCTTGCCTGGCCTGGACCCTGGCCTGAACAGGTGCATTCCCTCACTGCCGAGCAATTCACAAGCGAGCATTGCGCGAAAGTGTACACAGTGATCGAGGAGATCAGGGGAGATGTTGGGCCTGTTGACCCTATCGACCTGAGATCCAAGCTGAATGAGTACAGCTGGGGATATCTGTCAAAGGAGGTCTTTGAGCTTATTGAGTGCTGTCCTGGGCACGTCAACCTAGGACACTGGGCCTATCTGGTCACAGACGCCTGGAGGCGCCGAGAGATGGAGCGAGCAGTACAGGACGCACTAGGCAGAGGAGACACAGCAGAGGTTGCAGCAGCTGAGATCCAGCGTGCTATGGCCAGCGTTGATGTTGGGAACAACTCAGGGCTAGTACACGTAAGCAAGCCACTGGGAAGCGTTGTGAGGGAGCTGCAGAGGGAATATGAGAACCCAGACAGCTTTGTTGAGGCAAAGACAGGGATCAAGGCGCTAGACAAAAAAGGCAAGCTCTGCAAAGGACAGCTCACGATCATCGCAGGTAGGCCAGGAATGGGCAAATCCAGCCTGGCTGGAAACATAGCCTCACATTGCGCAATGTCGAAAGACAAGGGATCCGTTGCTCTGTTCTCGCTGGAGATGGATAAGAGCAGCTTGATCAGGCGCATCATGAGCAGCGCAGCTGGTCTGCAATACGAGGACCTGCCGAGCAAAGCAGCGTCTGGAGAGCTGGCAGAGACCTGCAATCAGATCTATCAGTTCAATCTCTACATTGACGATAGGGCAGGGATTAGCGTTGACGCAATCAGAGCCTCTCTATCGAGGCTGAAACAGATCAGCCTGGTTGTTGTGGATTATCTCCAGCTGGCAAAAATGGACTCAAAGCACGAGCGCCACGATCTGAGAGTTGGCGCAGTGACCAAAGGACTCAAGGCGATCGCAAAGGATTTTGACTGCCACGTGATCGCTCTATCCCAACTCAACAGAGCAGTTGAGCAGAGAGCAGAGTCAAAGCCAAAAATGAGTGACCTGAGAGACTCAGGAAATATTGAGGAGGATGCCGATAATGTCTGGCTCCTCTATCGCGCGCATTATTACAACGCAGACAAGCCAGAGAATGAGGCAGACATCACGATAGGAAAGCAGAGATTCGGACGCACAGGAACCGTAAGAGTAACTTGGAACGGCAACACTCAAACATTCAGCGACTAACGAGGATCAGATATGAAAATCAGAGGAAAGATTACCGGAGACATGACAGGCTGCAGCCTCAAGTTCAATCCTGAGAATGGAGCGAGGCTGGCATACGTCAAGCTGCAAACTATCTGCGACAAGCAGCAGTGCCTTGAGAGATTCGGAGAGGCAATGCAGCGCGTAGCGTTCTCGTCAATGAAAGTCTCGACGGGATCGAGCGAGGAAGCTGGTGTCTCGTTTGGGTACAAGCAGATCACACCTGACATGATTTGCGAGTATCACAACGTGAGCATCGCGAATCACAAGCAGAACGTCCAGCCAGTGATTAAGCAAATCACTCCCGTAAAGGGAGAGGATAGAGTCCTCGTAACTCTTGAGATGCCGTTCAACCTAAAGAAAGACAAGAAAATAGCAGGCGATCTGGTCTGTGAGTTTGGAGAGGTTGTCACGGCAGACTTTGAGCCAGCGCAACAGGAGCTTGCTCTCAGCCAGGGTAACGTTGTGATTAAAAAAGGCGCGTTCGGAAACAATCAGGCGGTAGTCACAGGCTGATGACTGCTACCTATTTGGGCCTGCCTGCCTAGCGGAGCGCACAAGCAACACCAGGCAGGCAGTCCAAAAAAGGGAGATCACAAAGTGTCTGATCAATCGCATCAGGTCAAGTCTTGTAAGTCCTGTGGTGCGCCTGTTGTCTGGGCCACAACTCAGGCAGGTAAAACAACACCCTTAGACGCAAAGCCTGTGAGGGTTGCAATGCTCTCAACTGGCGATCTGTTTGGCAGTCCTAGGATTGTCGATTCCGTCAATGGGTATGTCTCTCACTTTTCTACCTGTCCAAACGCAGACAAGCACAGGCGCAAGCGATGACAGACACGGTTTATAAGTTTGAGATCCAGGGTAAGCCACAGGTTCAAAAGAACAACAAGCAGATCATCTGGACCAAGGACAAGAGGACAGGACAACAGCGTCCCTGTATTGTGGATAACGCAAAGGTAGCACGCTGGAGAAAGTCTGCTGTTCAGCAACTAACCGTGCAATGGAGCGGTAGGCTCCCGATAGTTGGGAACCTTGCTGCAGTCCTCACTGCATACATAGGCAAGGCGCAAAGGCCCGACGTCGACAACCTTGCAGCTGGTCCTCTCGATGCGCTCGAGAAAGCAAAGATAGTCGCCAATGATTATCAATTCACCTGCGTGACTGTGTTGCGTAGGCGCGACTATGACAACCCTAGAGTTGAGATACTGATCTGCAAGGATGACAGGCTCAACGTTGAGATAGTTGGTGCGTGATGGGTAAGTATCAATGCGTGCTAGCAGATCCAGCCTGGAGCTATGGCGACAAGTCAATGCACAGAGGCGGAGCAGAGCGCCACTATTCTACAGAGGCAACTAACCGCATAGCAGCGATGCGCGTTGCGGATATCTGCGCTGATGATTGTTTCCTGTTCCTGTGGGTAACTAACCCATTTATCTGCAGAGGCGCGCATACCTACGTGGCAGAGCGCTGGGGCTTTCAGCTCAAGACGATAGGTTTTATTTGGGCGAAAACTGCAGGCAACGGGAACTATTCAACTGGGATGGGTCACTATACGCGAGCTAACCCTGAGTGCTGCTTTCTTGGAGTGAGAGGAAAGCCAAAGGTTGCACACAGAGACGTTAGCTCACTGATAGTTGCGCCACGTATGCAGCACAGCGCAAAGCCTCCAGAGGTAAGAGATAGGATCGTGAGACTGTGCGGAGACGTGCCGCGCATAGAACTATTTGCAAGGGAGCAAGTTGATGGCTGGGATTGCTGGGGTGATGAGGTCAAGTCGGAGATTTCTATCAACGGACTTCGGGCGTAACTTGTTCGTTGCTTGCTACTATCTCGCAATGCTCACGCTTGTATCGTGGGTGCTGCTGTATTGTTGTGGGTGAAGCATGACAGAGAAAAACTCATCAGTGATAGTAGGTAAACCGGATCCGATCGTCTGCGATAGGTGCCTCTATGGCAAACCATATCCTGCTATTCAAATCACAGCAGAAGATTACAGGGTTATGTGTCTCTGCCCTGATTGCGTTTATGAAATGTTTGACTGGCTCTCTCGTGCTTCGAAAGTGATCAAGGTGGACTAATGGTTACCAAACGCAAACCCAACAAGCCGCGCAAGATGAAGCTAGGCCAGCGGGCTACCGTCCGCGTACTGCGGGACGGGTCTGTCGCGCTGTTTAGCTCGAACTTCTACCCACTATCCGCAACCGACGCTCGGTGTCTTGAGTCGTGGCTGCGGCGGTATCGGGAATGGATGGCCGGACGGAGGGACGGGGAATGAAGCAACGCGCACCATGCCTAACACAAGGCGATTGTCTAACCCTGTTAGCCGAAATCGAAAAGTCTGTTGAACGCATCCAAAGCGCCCCGCCCGGCAGCAACGCACGGGACAACGCGTTGATACGTAAAGGTAAGTTACATGCGTACGACTACGTAAAAAGCCGCATCGTTTCGTTGATGCGGTGGAAGGGTATGGACGCATGACCCCCGACGTCGAAAAAAAGGAATGGGTGCATGGTGTGTACGAGTGCCCGTCATGCGGCAAAGAGAACGAAATGATTGGACGGCACGAGCCCTGCGACCTTGCGTCAAATTTCTTCTATTACTCGTGTTCGTGCGGCGCGAAAGCTTCGGCCAGTCGACCTGAGTTGACGATGCGCGAATTGAGAGATTGCGACTATGACTGACGACGTCGAAAAATACCTGGCCGAGATTGAAGCGCGATACCCGTTCGCTGTGACGCAAGGCGGACACAGGACCCCGGCGATAGATATCTATGACCTCATCGCCATCGCGAGGCGGTTGATTCCGTTGATACCGCATGAGCAAGGGCTCAAAAGTCCGTACACGGGCGGCTGGAGGGTTTTGCCGTGCGAGTCGCTCGCACAACAGACGACGATTAGTATTGATAACCCGTGCACCTGCGACCGCGACGCCCGCATCCACGCGGCGTTTTTTGGGGAGAAGACATGAGTCGAATGGACGTTATGGTGTACGGGATTGGTATGTCGGAAACCTCTCCCCCGGAAAAATGGCCGTACACTGAGCCAGTCATAACACCAGAATTGGCGCTATCGGTGCGCGAGTTACTGGTTAGCGATGCGGCAACAGATGAGTTGCACGACCGCATCAAACAACTCGAATGTGAGAACAAACACCTGCGCGAGATTATCGAACGTGTCGAAGAGGCTATCGGCGACAAGGCGTTTTTTGGGGGTGAGACATGACGTATCACGACGCAGACGGCAACGAGTGTGACTTGCCGACACTGGTTGTTAGAGAGCCGGGCTGGGCAACAAGTAGAATCGAACGCCTCACCAAAGAGAACGAGCGATTGAAGTCTAGGCTGTCTCTGCACGAGACGGACCCAGACAGATGGCCATGCTCTCGTTGCACAGCATACGACTCGACGTTGGTGCAGTGCGACTGTCCGAAGCAATACAAGCAAAACCAAGAACTCGCCCGCCTCACCAAAGAGCGGGACGAGCTGCGCGCGGAACTCGAAGACTTCAAGGGGAGCCACGACATCACAATCAGAGCAGACGAGCGTCACATGCTGGAGATTGCCGACCTACGCGCGGAAGTCGAGAGGCTGCGCGAGGCACTGGGCAACGCCGCAAAAGTAGCAGCGGAGGAAGTTTCTGGCGATTATGGGAAGGATTGCGCCCAAAGAGTTTTTCACGCGGTCAAGTGGCACTATCGGGTGATCACCGGCTGCGCCTGCGCCGAAACCTCGGGCCGGAATTGTCCGGTGCATCAAAATGGGGGTGGGTGATGGCGCAACTAACCGATAACGAGCAATTCAAACTCCGAAAGCTACTGCGCGATGGGTGCGGCCTAGAAAAGCGGGTAGAGTTGTTGACACAGGCGCTCTCTGCGTTGCTCGAGGATCAGCCATGCAGATACGAGGGTCAAGAGATGTTGGGTTGCTCATACTTTCCAAAAAAGAACCCATGCTCAGTGTGTCGGGCTAGGGATTTTCTCTCGGAGTGTGATCCATGAGGAGATGTGAATACAAGCTAGTCAGCGCAAGCGAGTCCAACCTGAGGTGTCTCCTGCAATGGGTAGCAGCTCGAGATATCGTGTGGATGACCTATCGCTTCCCGTTACAAAAGAAAGTGACGATCACCTATCCAACATCATGCATTGATCCAGCAGAGAGCCAGCAGATCGATCACGAGATTATGCACGCGAGACAGTTTGCTAGTTGGTGGGGGCCTTGGCTCATACCGCTAGCTGTGACTCTGTTTCCGCTGCCTGTGTTCTTTTCTGGGCGATGGTATGTTGAGCGCTGGCCATACTGGCACGACATAGTTGACAACAAGCTCTCTGTTGAGCAGGCAGTCTGGAAGCTATGGCTGCGTTATGGCTGGTGCTGGCCTAAGTGTCTCATGCGGCGATGGTTCTACAAGAAACTGCTTGAGGATTTAAAGTAAGGAGATCCAGACATGACATCAGCCATACGAAAGATTGAGTTAAAGAACGCCAAAAGGAATGGGCTCAACTCAAAAGGAAAGACACCTGGGCCTGCGCAAACTCCCCCAGCGAGATCAGGCAACGGAGGCAGGGGTTTGAGGATGCTATCTAAAAGCCATGATCTCAAATCTGCAGACAAGGAGTGCAGGAACTGTCACGGCAAAGGCGCAATAGATACTCAATACGCGCAGGGTGGAAAGTCTCGGCAGCTAGCATGTAGCTGTGTTTCACTGGTCAGTAAGTAGCATAACATCAACCATTGTGCGACACTGTTAGCTAAAGGGACCTTAACGGGATGACTGACAATGATCACGACAGTGTAGGCAGCGCGTATGAGTTAGCCCTGCTGCAGATTGCCACTGACCAACAGCGTCTATTTGTGCAGGAGTATATGGTCGATCTGTGTGGCACTCGTGCGGCAATCCGCGCGGGATACTCTGAGGCTACTGCAGCACAGCAAGCCTCTCGGCTGTTAAGGAATGTAAAAATACACACAGCGATCAAGGCAGGGCTTGATGATATTGCCGAGAGAGCGCACGTATCTCGAGGATGGGTTGTCACGAGACTCAAGGATATTGCACAGAAAGCATTTGAGGCAGGCGACACTCAAGCAGCTAATCGATCCATGCAGATACTAGCTAAATCGATCGGGATGCTTGATGAGAAACTCAACGTTAATGTGAATCACCAGGGCACAGCTAAGGTTGTGATGTACTTCCCAGACAACAAGCGCGGGCCTGAAGGGACTGGCGATGACGGATCAGACAAAGGAAGCAAGGAATAGCTTAGGACATTTTGAGGACTGCAACTATTGGGACTGGCCTGATCTCAGCAAGTGTAACTGTGCAGCAGGTCTGGCAGGTGCAAACAATGGAGCAGGACCCTATCAGATTTCTCCTATACCTCTGCGCGATCACTTTGCTTGTGCTGTTACTCCATCTGACGAGGAAGCTTTGAACCTTGCGATGGCAGAGTTTAACGCCACAAACGCGATACACCTAGTCAACAAGAAACAGGCGCCAACTATCGGAGATATTATCATAGCTAGAGCGAGGCTGAGGTATATCGAGGCAGACGCGATGATTGAGGTGAGGAAAGCAAAGCCAGAGACGAGACGCAGCGAGGAAGCAAAAGAGAACCCAGAGCAGACCTGATGCCAGGGTTTCAATCCGATAACGTCTATTCTAAATACTGGTCAACAGGCCCCGAGCACATAGACGCAGCGATGCATGATCCCAACCCTAAGCCAGGGCGCGTCAAAACAGTCCAAGATATGAGCGAGCAAGAGATCGAACAGCTAGAGCAGCAGTATGGGTGCAAGGTAAACAGGAACCCTCTCACACCTGACACTGATGTCTGAGCTAGTAGAGTTCAGGCCGCAACCTGGGCCTCAGACTATCTTTGCAGCAACGCCTGCAGACATTGCGATATTCGGAGGAGCTGCAGGCCCTGGTAAGAGCTGGAGCTTAGTCTATGACCCTCTGAGGTGGGTATCGCTCGAGGGATTCACGGCAGCGCTATTCAGACGCACTACAAAGCAACTCAAAGGAGGCGGGTCTGTCTGGGAGGAATCGCAGAAACTCTATCCTCACATGAATGGGCTACCTAGAGAGGGATCGCAACTTGACTGGAGATTCCCGTCAGGCGCCACGATAGAGTTCTCTCACCTCCAGCACGAGGTGGATAAGTTCAGCCACAAGAGCAAGCAGTATGCATACATTGGATTTGATGAGGTGACGGATATCACTGAGGGTCAATTCTGGTATCTGCTATCACGTAACAGATCGATGTGCGGAGTGTCCCCATACGTGAGAGCAGCAACTAACCCTGATCCCGATTCCCATATCAGAAAGCTCATTGACTGGTGGATCGACAAGGAAGGGTATCCGATCCCAGAGCGCTCAGGTGTGTTGAGATGGCTGGTCAGAATCAATGACGAGTTGACCTGGGCAGACACGAGGGAGGAGCTATATAGCCAGTTCTCCTATGTGCCGAGGAAGGACTTGGCTCCCAAGTCTCTGACATTCATTCCAGCTAAGCTTGACGATAATGTGATCCTGAACAATGCTGATCCAGGCTACAGGGCAAACCTGTTAGCCATGCACGAGATTGATCGCATGATGTTACTTGGCGGCAACTGGAACGTTAGAGCAGCCTCTGGTGATTTCTTTAAGCGTGACAGAGTTGAGATAGTTGATGAGGCGCCTGATAATCTGGTTGAGGTAGCTCGAGGCTGGGATAAGGCAGCAAGCAAACCCTCTCCTGAGAATCTGAACCCTGACTATACTGCAGGCGTGAAAATGGGCAGGGCTCCTAATGGGCAGATATTCATTCTGGATGTGCGCAGGGTGCGTGAGGATCCGTTAGAGGTTGAGAAGTTGATACTCAGCACAACAAAGCAGGACGGGAAAAAATGCAAGGTTGCTCTCTGGCAGGACCCTGCACAGGCTGGCAAGTTTGACGTTGCTCACTTCACTCGCTTGCTCATGGGTTATGTTGTGGAAACACACAGAGCCACAAAGAACAAAGTCACGTTTGCAAAGCCATTCAGCTCTCAATGGCTTGCGGGTAACGTCAAGCTGGTCAGAGGCCCCTGGAATGATGCATACCTCAACGAGCATGAGGCTTTCCCGTCAGATTCTGATAACGTAAAAGACGATCAGGTTGACGCATCAAGCGCTGCACATATGACGATCAGCAAGAGTCTATCGGGACTAGCTGCGTTGGAAGCTCTGACAAGGATGTGAGGCAATCATGGCCAATGCAAACGAGAACCAGACACCTCTGATCGAGGTCAAAACAGACGCCTGGGAGAACATAACGACGGCTCTCGGTACGTCCAGAGACAAGCGCACAGGCGGGAGAGTTATCCGGGCTGCTCCTAACGTCACCTACAAAGAGAACGAAGATCTCTATTACTCAAGCGACCTAGCAGCAACTGCTGCAGAGCTGCCAGCTAGAGAAATGGTTAGAGCCTGGATCACAGTCAAGGCAAACGATCAGACAACTATCGACGATGACTCGAGCAGGACAGAGACAGAGGAAGCTAGCACAGAGGAGAAAGTCTCTCTGGGTAATAAGATCCTCAACAGGCTCGAGGAGCTTGAGGCACAGGCTAAGGTGTTTGAGTCGATCGTCTGGGCTAGGGTGTTTGGTGGCTCAATGCTGTTTCTTGGCGTGGATGACGAAGGAGGAGACAACCCAGAGGCGTTAGCTGAGCCCTTGGACGATAGCAGGATCCAGTCATTCGATCACATAACTGTGTTTGATCGCTGGGACCTGAACATCCACAAGCGCTATCAGGATCCGCGTGAGGACAAGTTCGGCCAGCCTGAGCTGTACCGGATAGTCCCAACAGCAACAGACGGAGAGATTGCACCAGGGACAGACCTGATACACGAGACGCGGTTTATTAGGTTTGACGGAGCACTCACCAATAGACGCAGGATGAGAGAAAATGGAGGCTGGGCAGACTCGATCTATGCACGCACGCAGGATCTGATTCGAGACTTTGACATTGCCTGGCACGGTATCGCCAATCTGTTGCAGGACTTCTCTCAAGCAGTCTTTAAGATGCGAGGACTGAGAGACGCTATCCTCTCGGACAAGGACGATCTAGTCCTGCGCAGGATGACGCTGATCGATCAGTGCCGAGCCAGCATGCGTGCAGTCCCTCTAGACGCAGAGGATGAGGATTTTGACCGGAAAGCAACGCCAGTCTCTGGGATGCCTGAGCTTATGGATCGATTTGCTCTGCGGATGTCTGCTGCTTTCCGTATGCCGGCAACGCTTCTATTTGGTCAGTCCCCTGCAGGAATGCAGGCAACAGGCGCCAGCGATATCAGATTCTTTTACGATCAGATATCAGCTCAGCAGGAGAGCACACTCAGGCCTAAGCTCGAGAGACTGATCAAGCTGGTGATGTTGGACAAGTCAGGCCCGACAAAAGGGTCAGAGCCTGATGACTGGTCTTTTAGCTTCAATCCTCTATTTCAGTTGACAGAGCTTGAGCAGGCAGACCTCAGACTCAAGAACGCGCAGACCGATCAGATCTACCTGACAGAAAGTGTTGTGTCTGAGGAGGAGGTTGCGTTCTCACACTTTGGCGGAGACAAATATTCGTCCGAGATCGTGCTAGATATCGAAAAGAGGAATGAGGATAAATTAGCTGATGACGTTGAGCCGGAGATCATGCAAGTTATTGACCCTGCAGCTGCAGGTGTCTTTCCCTCCCCTGTAGGCCAACCTGCAGAAGTCCAGGCGCCTGCAGCTGCTCAACCTCCCCAGCCTCCGCCACAACCCAACAGCAACGAGCCAGAGCAGGATGAGACCTAGCTGTGTCCTCGCTGATCCTCAACTCAAAGCCTGTGCCTCAGATCCTTGCTACCAAGGAGAATGAGCGCAAGGCTAAGGGGCGCAAGGGTAGGCTCAGGCTCAGGCGCCCTCCTAAGCAGAGGACACCGATCACGCAAGAGCGAGAGTTCAGGAGCAGCATCCTCAAGTCCCTCAGGAGGCTGCGTGATCTGGTCAATACACTTCTGCTCCCTAGGTTGTCTGAGCTTGAGAGAGACGCTCTAGTTGAGGATGAGGCGCGCAGGTCTGACGTTGAGAGTTGGCCCGAGACACTGCGCAGGATTATGGAGTCAATCAATGCTGGGGTATCTGATCGAGAGATCCAGACAGCTGCTCAGGCTGCTACTCAGCAAGTGTCTGCCGTCAACAGCGAGAGGATCGCGAGACAACTCAGATCTGTTCTAGGCGTTGATGTCCTGGCTGCAGATCCGGCTCTCGGTGCAACAGTGCAGGCGTCAATCAACGAGAGTGTGGGCCTTATCAAATCGGTTGAGTCGAAATACCTCGAGGAGGTTGAGGGGACTGTCCTGCGTGCATTCAGAACAGGACAGAGAGCCTCTAGCGTTGCTCCTGAGTTGGCTCAGCGCTTCAAAGTATCCGAGAGAAAAGCTGCGTTTATAGCTCGAGATCAGGTTCTCAAGCTCAACGGAGACCTTACGCGCAACAGGCAAACAGCTGCTGGCATTCCGTCCTATATCTGGCGTACGTCTCTAGACGAGAGAGTTAGGCCCGATCACGCAGAGCTAGAGGGTTCTAAGCAATCCTGGGATGATCCACCGATAGTTGATAGTAGGACAGGACGCACAGCGCACCCAGGCGGAGACTTTAATTGCAGGTGCACAGCTGAGCCTGACATTGACGCATTGCTCGGACCTGAGTAGACATACCTTGACGCCAGATCCTTTTCTGGACACAATCACAACATAATGGGTAATAGGTGTTGACATGACAGTCAGGCGCTATGACTCCTCTGCACTCGGGAACACAGAGATCCTCCCTAACGGTTATCTGAGATGTGACGCTAGGATGACGCGGGTAGGTGTGTTTGCGTACCTGAACAAGGACGGCTCACTCAGGAATGAGTTGAGGCTACCCTCAGAGGTGTTCAACCCAGACTCAATGCAATCGTTTGAGGACTGCTCACTCACTAACGATCATCCGAGAGAGCCTCTCAACAGCAAGAACACTCAGAAATACTCCTGCGGTCATATCCGCAATGTGAAGCAGGATGAGGAATTCCTAGCCAGCAGAGTTACAATCACTGCACATGACGCAATCAAGGCAGCACAGGCAGGAAAAAAAGAACTCTCTTGTGGATACAACTGCGATCTAGAAATCGAGCCAGGCGTTACCTCAGGAATAGATGGGATCCCTGATGGCTTGCGCTATGATGCGATCCAGAGGAATATACGCGGGAATCATTTGGCCATAGTATCGAGAGGCCGCGCAGGGTCTGATGCTAGTCTTAGACTTGACGCAGACGATCGAGTTATGGTTGACGAGACAACTATCAAGCCAGAACAGCTTACGCTTTTACCGGAGGTAAAAACCATGAAGTTCAAGATCGACGGCATTGAGTATGAGATTGAGGACGGACCTGCGGCGCAAGCTGTTGTGAAGATCATTGCGCACAATGACGAGCTGATCAGCAAGTCTGCTGAGGGTGAGAAGGCTGTTGCTACGGAGAAGGCCCGAGCAGACAAGGCCGAGGAAGATCGTGATGCTGCCAACAAAGCACGCGATGACGCAGCCAGCCCAGACGCTATCAGCAAGGCTGTTAGTGCTCGCGTTGCCCTGGTTCAGGATGCTGTCAAGATCCTTGGAGACAAGGACAAGGACGGCAAGGATATCAAGTTTGATGAGATGTCCGACCTTGAGATCATGAGTGCTGTTGTTCTCAAGACTTCTCCTAAAGCTCAGGAGCGCATTGACTCGCTCGAGGGTGACGCAAAGGAGATCTATTTGCGTGCTCGATACGATCAAGCAATCGAGAGCTTTGAGCCTGAGAAACCAGGCAACAAAGGCCTCGAGAACCTGCGACGCCTGACGAATGACACGAATGACGATCCTGAGAATCGCACAGACGCAGAGGGCGCTCGTCTCAGGATGATCAAAGAGAACAAAGAACGCGGACTCAGACCAATTGGCAAGCAAGCCAACTAGACAAGCCATTGAACACTCACAGGAGCTGAGAAAATGACGCAGACCACGTACAACACCCAGGCCCCTCTAGCGTTTGCTGGCTTGCTAGGTGACCCGAACAAGGACGCCTACATCCGCAGCATGACAAACGAGGACGCCGCTGTTGCTCCATTCGGGCTAGGCTATGCCGAGGGAACCGATCCTGCAGTGCAGTTTGCTGCCTTCTCTGGCGCAGGTGTTTTCGCCGGGATCCTTGCGCACCGACACCAGACCCAGGTGCGTGCTCAGTTTGGACCCGGAGGGACTCTGGGGACTACGGGCATCCAGGAGAATGAGGTTGGCGATATCGTCACAAAGGGTCGTGTCTGGGTTGAGGTTGATGAGGCAGTGACGGCAGGAGGCGCGGTGTTTGTGCGTCACACCACTGCAGACATTGGCAAGTTCAGGACGGACATTGACGGAGGAGACGCGCAGGAAGTCCTGGGCGCAGTATTCCGTAGTACCACAGCAGGCGCTGGGCTCGCTCTGGTTGAACTCAACACTCCATAGTCAAACGAGGACTAGGCGACAAAACACACACAGGAGCTAGAATCATGCCCGAAAGAATCGATCACCTAGCACTCGTTCAGCGCTTCGACGCTAACGAAGCAGCCTTTTTTGCTCGGGAGTTGGAAGCACTCAAGGCGAAAACCTTTGACATCCGATACCCCAACCTGCGCGCACGTGACTTTGTGCCTGTTGACGGATCTGCAGGTGCTGGAGCTACGTCTGTCACCTACCACCAGATGGATCGGGTAGGCCGCGCAAAGATCGTGAGCCCAAACGCTAAGGATGTGCCGCGCGTTGATGTGCTCGGGAAAGAATTCAATCGGCCCGTACGTGCCTGGGCAGACGCCTATGGTTGGACGATCTTCGAAGTCCAGTCTGCTGCTATGGCTCGTCGCAACCTCAACGGGATGCGAGCCTCTGCCGCGCGTCGCGCGATTGAGGAAGGCCTTGACGAGACAGCGGCGATCGGCGCTCCTGCCTACGGCATTGCAACGGGTCTGACGAATGACGCAAACGTAGCTGTCACTGCGGCAACTGGCGCCTGGACGGGCCTCACTGCAGACCAGATCATTGCTGATGTCTCGCTAGCTGTTGGGCGTATCGTCACTGCAAGCAATGGGATCTTCAAGGCGAACACGATCGTTTTGCCTGACGCTGCACACTCGTACATTGCGACAACTCCGCGATCGACCGTAAGCGACACAACGATCCTCGAGTTTATCCTGCGATCATTCCCGTTTATCACGGCCATTGAGCCCTGGTATCGGATGACTACGGCAGGCGCTGCTGGTGTTACCCGCATGCTCACCTATCAGCGCGATCCTGATGTTGTATTCCAGGACATCACTCAGGAGTTCACTCAGCTTCCGGTGCAAGAGCAGGGCTTTGAGTTTGTAATCAACGCCTTTGCTCAGACCGCAGGGACTGCCGTGACATATCCTGCTGCTCTGGATTACGTTGACGGACTCTAGAAACCACTGGGCACCAAAAAAGGGAAGGTAGTCCAATGCCGATCGTTAGGAATCGCAAAGGCGCTAACGTCAACTTGCAGTCTGGCAAGATTCTAGTTGAGTTCAAGTCTGGGGATCACGAGTATGGTCAGGACCTGCTTGATGGGCTCGATATGTCTCGCGCAGTCATTCGAGCTTATTTTGACGGACCTGATCCTGTTCTCTCTGTTCTCAATGGGTCTGATACAGTGCCTGAGGCAACTCAGGAGCCAGAGGATCCAGAGATCACGATAGACGAGCCTGAGGAGCCATTGCCAACTAAGGCAGTTGAGCTGGCTGCAGCTCTCAAGACTTGCAATGATGTTGAGCTGCTCAAGAACCTTGCCGAGAATGACGAACGATCAACGGTATGCAACGCAGCGTTAAAGCGTCTTGAGGTCTTAGGGATCGACATAGACGCATAGGTCAGAACATGGCGATTACAGTCCAGACGATACGTGATCGCTTGCCTGAGTTCTGCGACACTGACAACGATCTGATCCAGTCTGCAATCACTCAAGCTGAGGGTTGTATCAATACGCCAGAATGGGGAGAGAACCGAGCAGAGGAAGCAGCGATCTATCTCGCCGGTCACTTCCTGGCAGCACGCAGCAAGGGTAACGCGCTTGCCTCTGGTCCTATTGCCTCTCAGTCAGAAGGCAGTCTCTCCGTCTCTTATGCCGTCTCTGACGCCTTTAAGAACTCTGTCTATGGGTCCACTGCCTATGGCCGTATGTTTCTCGAGCTAAGGCGCACCGCATGGCCGTCTAGAGTGATCTGATGGCTGAGCAGGGCAGAGTCATTATCAAGGACAGGGGCCTCAAGCAGATATTCAGCAATGCCGTGAGTGTCAACGGAATGAAGATCGCCGTAGGCATTCAGGGGCCTGAGGCTGGAGCTGTTGAGCATGATGAGACAGACCTCAGCAACGTTGAGCTTGGAGTTGTGCACGAGTTTGGAACTGCAGGCGTTAGCCTAGGCAGATCTGGTGCAACGTCTGGAGGCATACCAGCTAGATCGTTTATCCGGTCAACCTTTGATCAGAAACAGAAGCGCTGGCTGGCTCTCATGGCAAGAGCTGCAAAGGTTCTCTATAGCGAGAAAGTGTTGAACCCTAGGCAGGTGCTGGGCGTTGTGGGGGAGAAAGCCAAGTCCGATATCATCAGGACGATCAACAAAGGCATACCGCCTGCTCTGGTGCCGTCAACAATCAGGCGCAAGGGCTCGAGCAAGCCTCTGATTGACACTGGGCAACTCAAGGCCTCTATTACCTGGGCAATCAGAAAATGAGTATTGAATCAGTCCTTGAGAATTTTGCTGTTGATTTCGACGTGATACGTCAGGCCCCTCTCGATAGGGTCAAAGGCAGAGTTGTTGAGGTAGGCTCAGGGAGTTTGTTCAGGGCTCGAGGGTCAATCCAGCCAGCAACGCCTAAGGATCTGCAGAGACTCCCAGAGGGTCAGAGGACAGACGGATCGATAGTCATTTACACTGACTGTGAGCTACTCACTGGAGACGCACCAGGCACGAGAGCCGATCACGTGATACCTTGCGGATCTGCCTACAATGGGATTGAGTTTGAGATACAATCCCTAGAGATATGGCCGAGACATAGGAAGTACATTGCGATCAAGGTTGGGCAGTAATGGCTATTGACCTGGATACACCTATCTCATGGCAGACAGTTGAGGATGCTCTGTATGACTGGGTGCACAATGTCCTAGGGATCAATGTGCAATGGGCAAATCAGGCAGAGCCTCAGAGTGAGTATCCTTTCGTGCTTCTGTCTATCGAGGGTCCGACAGAGATAGGCACAGGGGATGAGAAGCGGATCTCCGAGAAACTAGACGATGTTGGAGCTGGCCTAGACCTGTTTGAATATGAGCACAGAGGACAGAGAGAGATCACGTTTGAGGCTCAGATCAATGTAGGCCCACCTCAGAACCAGGATCCCAGGTGTCACGGCAAGGCGCTAGCGAGCAAGCTCCTGGCTAGTCTCAACCTGCAGGAATACTGGATCCCTCTCGATACTGCAGGCCTGTCTGTGATTGCTCCTCTACCTATAACTGACGCTAGCTTGACAGTTGCCGATATGTTTATTGACAGGCGAGTATTTGAAGTCAGATTCGGGTTGGCCTCCTCAGTCACTGAGGATATAGAAATCATTCAGAAGGCAGAAGTTACAGGGACAGTATCAGGAACATTTGACGGGAATCCTTTGACAGTAGGACCGATCGATATAGACTCTACTGTGTAACCTGGAGGCTCAAATCATGTCATTGCAAAACATCGTCAACGTTACAATCACCAGAGCAACTGCTGCACTGACTCGAGTAGGTTTCGGCACTCCGCTGCTTATGGTTACCCATGATGTGATCCCGGATGTTGCTAAGCTGTACGGTAGCCCTGATGAGATGATCACAGACGGGTTTACAACCTCTGACCCAGCGCTTGTGCTTGCTCAAGCAATGTTTGCGCAGGACCCTAAGCTGCCGCAGTTTGTCCTCGGCAAGCGCACGAGACAACCCACAAAGATCGTGGGAATGACTCCTATCTCTCCCGTTGTTGCCTCAACGCTCTATCGGCTCACAGTCAACGGGACTAATTTTGACTTTACCTCAGACTCAACGCCTACCGTCTCAGAGATCACAGCAGGCCTTGCTGCAGCCATTGATCAAGACGCCTGGGTCACTCTGACTCCGTATGTTGTTGGGGATCACGTGATCAACAATGGGCGAGTCTATATCTGCGTCACTGCTGGCACGTCAGGCGCAACAGGCCCGACCGGCATAGGTGACGGACAGACAGACGGCTCAGTTGTTTGGGATCATCAGGGCCTGCAGCAGAATCTGCGAGCAGTAGACAACACCACAGACGTTGATGTGCAGGCTGCTGCAACGCCTGGTGGAATCGCCCAGGCTGATATTCCTTTCGGTCTGGCGTTTGATAAGACGCTCTTTGATGCAAAGGACGCAACGCCTGATCCAGGGATCGCCGCAGACCTCACTGACATCCGCAACGTAATAGATGACTGGTATCTAGTTACGGGTGACTGGACGGGAGAAGCAGAGGCTGTTGCTATGGCAACAGTGATTGAGACCCTGCAGCGTGCTCACCTCTGGAGCTGCCAGGACACAGATGTCCTTGATTCAGCTGTTACCACTGACGTTGCTAGCGTAATGAATGGCAGTGCTTATGAGCGCTCTGGTATGCTCTGGCACTCAACGCCTGCAACTGGAGCTGTAGCTGGCTGGGTTGGCAAGGTGTTGCCTGATGATCCTGGTGAGTCTACCTGGAAATTCAAGACCATTGCAGGCCAGGCCTTTGATACCTTTACTGAGGGTCAACTCACTGCGCTCATTGCCAAGAAAGCAAACCATTACATCCGAGTTGCTGGTCAGAACATGACCGCAGAGGGTGTTATGCATCAAGGTGAGTTTATCGACACTGTGCGCGGCCTTGACTTTGTTGCTCAACGCATTGCAGAGGATGTCTATGGCGTACTAAAGGCCGCCAAGAAAATCCCCTACACAGATCAGGGAGCTGCCTCGCTACAGTCTGCAGTTAATGCCCGCTTAGTATCCGCAACGGTTCCTGGAGGAGGCTCAGGCCAGATCTTTGCTACAGACCCTGCGCCAACAACTAGCGTCACTCTGGTTGCAGATATCCCAGCAGCCACTAGAGGCACTCGAGTATTGCCAGATATCACGTTTAGCGCGACACTCGCAGGCGCAGTGCACAACGTTGAGGTGACGGGTTCTGTTTCTCCGTAACACACGCACAAGCTAATCTAACTGGAGGCTCGAGAGATGGCAGCTACATACAACCCTAAGAAAGTCCTGGCCACGTGGGGAGCTATCCTGTTCGATGGATATGCGGATGGAGTATTCCTCGAGGCTGAGCGCAACAACGATAGCGTCAACCTTGCCGTAGGTTCTGCAGGCAACGCAGCGCGAGCTATCAGTAACGATAGGTCTGGGATCATCACAGTCACGTTGCTGCAATCCTCACTGATCAACGCAGCGCTCTCTGCTGCATACAAACTGGATGAGTTGTCAGGTGACGGAGTGTTTCCATTCTTCATCAAGGATCTGTCAGGCGTTGATCTCGTGTCTGCTGAGAGCGCCTGGATCCAGAAACCCTCCCCAGCCAGCTACGGGCGAGAGGTTGAAAATCGAGTCTGGATCTTTGAGACTGATGTCCTAGACATCATTGTAGGCGGTATTCCCTGATCCAACTAACATAACGGGCAAACCAAAAAAGGGATCGGTATGTCACAGCGCACAAGCGAAAAGACCACAATTGAGGGTGTTGAGTTTGAGGTATTCATGCTCGATCCCTTTGCTGCAGATTCAATCCTGCATGATCTGGCTCACATACTAGGCCCCTCTGTTGGGGACTGGTTCGGAGCACTAGCAAAGAAAGAACTATCTGGAGAGAAGTCTGCAGGTATCCAGGAGGGTTTAGCTGGAGCTGTTGGCGGTATCTTTCGCAGGCTCGAGCACTCAAAGACAAAGCAGATCATGGAGACGCTAGCTTCTGTCACTGTGTGTGACGGAGGCAAGCTCAAAGACACCTACGCGATAACATTCCAGGGACGGATCGGGCTCATGTATAAATGGGCAGGGTTCGCTCTAAAGGTTCAATATCAGGATTTTTTCGACTCAGCTCCAGCCGTTATCGATCAATTAAAAGGCCTGCTGGCAGCTGCTCAATCAGAATCCCAGATCACCTGATCCCTCATTGGCCTATTCTGAGGCTGGTCAAATCCAACATTGCACGGTATCGAGAGATCCTCGAGTTCTGGGATATCTGCGATGTAATGCGCGCCAATGAGATTCTTGATATACAAGATGATGTAGAGTTTAAACGCAATCAAGAGTTAGAACGCAACGCGCGCAAAGCCAGGGGACGCAGATGATAGTCAGAGAGTTAGTTGCTGTCCTAGGTTTCAAGACAGATAAGAAAAGTCAGAAGGAAGCTGAGACAGGTGTCTCAAAGCTCGTTAGCGTTGCAAAGCTAGCTGCTGTTGCCTTTGCTGGCATCAAGGCTGCTGGGATAGTCAAAGGGATTGCAGACGAGACGAGAGCGCTAGGCGATCGTCTCGATAAGGTATCACAGCAGATAGGCGTAGGGACGCAAGCACTGCAGGAGCTTGAGTTTGCTGCTGGGCTAGCTGGTGCATCCTCGTCAGACCTGCAGACCTCTCTCAGGATATTAGCCCGCAATGCGCTAGAGGCTGCTCAGGGCTCAAAGGAGTTTCAGAAGGACTTTCAGAGGCTGGGGGTTTCAGTCAAGGATGGATCTGGCCAGCTCAAGTCAACTGACGTTCTGCTCACTGAGCTTGCAGACGGAATGCAGAACCTAACGTCAGACACTGAACGCACAGCGCTTGCTCAGTCACTGCTAGGTAGATCCGGTGCAACGCTTCTCCCTCTACTCAAGCAAGGCACAGCTGCGATTGAGGCACAGAGGGAGGAGGCTCGAGAGCTAGGACTGCTTGATGAGGACCTGATCAGAGCCTCTGTGAAGCTGACAGACAACCAGCTTAGACTCGCTAAAGCTTACAACGTGATCAAGTTCTCGATCGCCAAGGGTATCCTGCCTGCATTCAATGAGATGACAGAGCAGACGATCGCATTTCTGAAAGCCAATAAGGACATAATCAAGGAAAAGGTTGGGGCATTCTTCAAGGGTCTAGGTCGTATCATTGTCGCGATCAACAAAGTGATCGGCGATATCGTCTCAGGCGTAATCAATTGGGCGCGCAACCTAGATCCCGTTGCTACCAAGTTTCTAAAGCTGGGCCTCATTGCTGCAGGCCTTGCTCTGCTGCTGCTCCTGCCTGGAGCGTCAATCATAGCGCTGATCGCTCTGGTGGGCCTCATTATCGAGGACTTTCAGACATGGAGGGAGGGAGGCCTATCCCTCACTGGCGCCCTGATTGCTGCGTTTGATCAATGGATGGATCAGTTTCCAGGATTGAAGGCAGGGCTCACTGCGATCCTTGATGTGTTTATGACGGTATTTGACACAATGAAGGATCTGGTTTTCACGTTTATCCAGTTCTTTATTGATATATTCACAGGTGACAGCATCACAGGCGCCCTCAGCAAAATGGGGGAGAACGTTCTAGCAGCTCTCAAGCCTATCCTGGATCCGTTGTCAGAGATCTTTGGTTTCCTCGGAGGCAACATTGCGAGCAAGCTCAAAGGCCTCACTGTTGATGTGTTTGGTGAGGGACCTGCTGCGCGTCCTGCAATAGGTCCTGCTGCTGCAGGCGGAGGGACATCAATCAACTCATCACCAAACACCTCGGTTGAGGTGACTATCAACGGAGCAACGGATCCTGCAGCTGTGCAGCAAGGCCTCAAGCAGACTATCCAGGATACTATGGAACAAGAGCGCAGACAGACCCTCAATCAGCTGACAACAGTAGGTGCAACGCGATGACTATCTCAATGATGGCAAAGCGTCGCCAACCTGTATCCCTCAACGATCCGCTTGACGAGGAAGTAGGGATCACGCTGTTTAAGTTTGACGCCTCGATATCAGAGAATTACAGCAAGCAAGCAGTCCTGACTGATCATCCTGTAGAGGAGGGCGCCGATATCTCCGATCACGTGCGCTCCCTGCCCGAGGAAGTAGAGATCAATGGATGGGTATCAAATAACCCGATCATTGCAGCAGCATCGATTAGAGAGGGATCTCCTCCCAGGAGCATAGCCGAGGATGCTTATGGTGAGCTGCGCAGAATCATGGATGAGAGGGTTCCCGTCAGGCTCGTCACTGCCCTAAGAGAGTTTGACAATATGATCCTGACTTCGATCAGCGTAGTCAGAAACAAGGACACAGGAAGGATCATAGACGCAACGATCAAGCTGAGAGAGTTGATCATTGCAACAACCGAGACAACTGACGCACCAGAGCCTGAGCAATCGAACCGTAAAAAGAAACAGAACAAGGGGAAACAGACAGGCAAGGAAGCAACCGATCAGCAGAACACAAGCATCGTAGGATCTTTAACGGGCGTTGCTGGGTGAGGTAACTATGGCTCTAATCATACCCGCGAGATCAGACACTGCCACATACATATTCACGATTGAACTCGAGGGAGCGATCTATCAGTTTCGCATGCAGTTCAATGATCGGGATCAGTCCTGGTTCTTTGACATCCTGGACGTTGACGGCAACGTGATTAGGCAAGGCGTCAAGGTTGTCGCTAACTGGCCATTGCTCAGACTCGTTGCGAGTGAGCTTAGGCCTCCTGGTGAGCTGTACGCTGTTGATCTAACAGGAGAGGCAAGGCGAGCAGGAGTTGAGGACCTAGGGAGTGAGATCCTGTTTGTGTACCTACCAGAGGCAGAAGTTCCTGATCCGTTGTTCCCTGTGCTCACATGACAGACCTGATTGACAGAGAAGTACTCATCAACGCTGGAGGCTTGAGGATCGCTAGTCGTTCCAAGTCAGGCAGAGGAAAGCCTATCCTGCGCGTCTCGTTTAAGATCACTAAGACGCTACAGAAGGAACCAAACGTTGCAGAGGTGACTATCTGGAATCTAGCCCAGGACTCACGAAGCGCGTTGCAGGAGAAAGGGATCCTCACAGAGATTGAGGCCGGATACTTTGACAACACCTCCCTGATCTTCAAAGGCGATCTAGACTATGGCGCCACAACGAGAGACGGGGCTGATTGGATCACAACGCTGCAGAGCAGTGACGGGAGTAGGCAATATCGGTCCTCAAGGATCAACCTGTCCTTTGACAAAGGGACGGCAATGGGTGACGCGCTTAGGACAGCTGCAGAGGCTATGGGTCTGGGCCTGGGCAACATTACAGACGAGCTGGGCAAAGGACTGCCGAGAGAATCAGCAACTGAGTTCGTCAAGGGTCTTGTTCTCAGTGGCAGAGCGCCCGAGCAGTTTGACAAGATCGTCAAGCGTGCAGGATTCAACTGGAGTATCCAGGACGGACAGGTGCAAATCACGAGAGCTGGGGGAGTAGTCAATCCTAATGAGGTCATAGTGCTGCAGCCTGGATCAGGGCTGATAGGTAGCCCGGAGAGAGGTGAGGACGGCATAGTCAAAGCAACAGCACTCCTGCAGCCTGAGCTATTGCCTGGCAAGAAAGTACAGATCAGAGCAGTCAAACGAGATGACAAGTTTGAGGTTGACGGGTTTTATCGGATAGAGAAGTTGGACATAGTTGGGGACACTGGTGGGGGTGAATGGTATTCAATTATAGAGGCTAAGCCTTTATGATACTGTGACACTCAGGGGATCCATATGGCTAGCGAGACAAGCAGAACTCCAAGCATGGCAGAGCTATTGAGAGCTGCTATTGAGGCTCGTCTCCTTGATGTGCATACCTCGATCCCTGGCAGAGTCGAGAAAGTCGAAACAGCTACACAGACAGTTGATGTCAAGCCATTGATCAAGAGACTATTCGCGAATGAGGATGGCTCTGAGGTTTCTGAGAGCCTGCCTATTATCCCTCGCGTGCCTCTTGCATTCCCTCGAGCTGGCAAGTTCTTTATTACATGGCCGATCAAAAAAGGGGATCTCGTTGAGCTGGTATTCACTGAAACAAGCAGGGATGCCTTCAAGGCTGGTGATGCCGAGGAGACGGACCCGGATGACTTTCGCAGGTTCGATATCACAGACGCAGTTGCATATCCGTCTGGCTATCCTGAGAGCAAGGCGCTTAAGGATTTCGATCCTGATGATCTTGTTGTTGGGATTGAGAACGGCGTTCAGATCCATATCAACGAGTCTGGAGAGATTCACTTAGGCAGTAAGACTGCAGCAGACGCTCTAGCGCTTGCGTCAAAGGTTGAGGCCGGACTGCAGGACATAGTTGACGCAATCAAGGCCGGAGTCCCTGGAGCATCAGACGGAGGCGCAGCGCTGCAGACAACAATCGTTGCGGCATTGACGGATCCCGTTGCAGCTGTTGGTTCAACCATAGTTAAGGCTGAGTGATGGCAGACCTGAGACTGACAGATACTGGCGATCTGTACATAGGCGATGACGGAGATCTAGAGATCATCACAGGCCTTGACGCAATCAGGCAGGATCTGACCCTCCGCTTGCAGACATTCAGGGGAGAATGGTTTCTCGACGAGCGAGTAGGGATCCCCTACTTCCAGGACATCCTAGTCAAGTCACCTGACATCAATGTCATAAGATCGATATTCAGAGAGGCTATCCTCACAACTGACGGAGTTGTTGCGATAGACGATCTGACCCTTGATTATGAGGGCGCAACGAGAAAGCTCAGCATATCGTTTAGTGCTCAGACAACCTCAGGAACACTCACTTTTGAGCGAGAGCTAATCATCCCTCAACCATAGGTGCACTCATGGCGTTTGGCGTTACAGACGAAGGATTTGCTCAGAAGGAACTGGACGATGTTGAGGGAGAGGTCAAAGACGATCTGCGCAGCTCGTTTGGTCAGCAGACTAACCTGCTAGCAACGTCTGTATTTGGGCAGATCACAGGCATATTCTCAGACAAGATTGCAGAGCTATGGGAAGTCCTGACTGCTGTCTACCGCTCAGCCTACCCAGACTCAGCAACAGGGGACGCCCTAGATAACGCTGCAGCCTACACAGGTGCAGAGAGGCTAGTTGCTCGCAAGTCAACGATCACGCTTGACCAGATCAGCCTAGACGGAGGGATAACGCTCCCTGTTGGCCGGATCGTGTCTGTTGGCGCAGCTGGTAACCGCTTCGTTACAACTGCAGCTGTGACCAATGCAGCAGGCTTTCAGGCTACCGTCTCAGTTGAGGCTGAGAGCGAGCAGACAGGCCCTGTGACAGGATTCTCAGGCACAGTTGACACAATCGTGACGCCCGTCTCAGGCTGGAGCGCTCAGGCAGCTCTAACGTGCGCTAGCGCAGAGACATACAACCTATCAGGTGGAGAGACCCTCACAGTCAAGGTTGACGAGGGGACAACCCAGACAGTCAACTTTATCGGCGGAGACTTCGGGACGCCCGGAGCAGCTACAGCTGCAGAGGTTGCAGCCAGGATCACAACTGACCTGACAGGCGCAGCTGCCTTTGCTGCAGGGACCAGAGTCAGGATTGAGTCAGACCTGAACGGCTCAGGGAGCGCTATCCAGGTCACAGGCGGGACAGCAAACTCAGAGCTGGGATTTGACACAACGCTAGTGAAAGGATTCAACTCAGAGGACGCGATCATAGGCTCTGACGTTGAGACTGACTTTGCGTTCAGGCTCAGACGCGAGCAGCTTATCAGAGCTACAGGCGCAGCTACCGTTGAGGCTATCCTCTCCAAGGTCCTGCAGGTCACTAACGTTGATGAGGTCTTTGTATTTGAGAACCCAACAGAGACAACTGACCCTAGTGGTGTCCCTCCTCATGCGTTTGAGGTTGTTATCAGAGGCCCGTCTGCCATTGACGCAGAGGTAGCTCAGGCGATCTTTGACGCAAAGCCAGCAGGGATCCAGGCGTACGGCTCAACAGTTGAGGTCATAGTTGACTCGCAGGGATTCAATCACAGCATTGGGTTTAGCCGAGCAACAGAGGTTGATATCTATATAGACATTGATCTCACAGTAAACACTGACCCAGCAGCTGGGCCTATCTATCCAGTTGACGGAGACGCACAGGTTGAGATTGCTCTCGCTGCTGCCGGTAACGCGCTGGGCATTGGCAGAGACGTTATCTCAGAGGCTATCAAGTGTAAGGCATTCGACGTTGATGGAGTCATTGACATAACAGACTTCGATATAGGCATAGCACCTGCGCCTGTTGGGGACGCTAACATCACGATCCAAAACAGAGAGATCGCTGTGTTTGACACTGGCGATATCGTGGTAAACAGCTAATGGCAGAGCTTACTAAAAAGACAACTCACACAGCAGAGGCGCTGGATCATCTGCTCGAGGTGTTGAAGGGTAAGCCTGACCTTGCAGCTTTCATCGCTCCATTTATCGATCAGATCCAGGACGCAGAGAACGCAGCCTTTGAGCTGATTGACGAGCGCACCATTGACGCCGCAGTAGGCGTTCAGCTTGACGGCATAGGCCAGATCATAGGCGAGACTCGAGACGGCAGAACTGACGATGATTATCGCGCAGGGCTCAAAGCAAAGATCCTGATCAACAAAACTAGCGGGACGATCGAGGAGATTATTGAGATCGTTATCTTGCTGGTATCAAACTCCGTTGACATCCAGGATTTCTACCCTGCTTCGTTCTATGTAAACATAGTGGGCGCTCTAGTCGATCTGGATCCTGTGTTGCTTGCTGGGATCATATCGTCTGCAAAGCCTGCTGCAGTAAATGCGGCGATGATCTACCAGGGCGATATTGACGCGAACACATTCACGCTAGCATCAGGTGACGCTGTTGAGACAAGCTCAACCCAGGGATTAGCAAACGACGCAGGGACAACAGGCGGGAAACTCAGACAAGCAGAGGGATTATAGATGCCAACTCAACCTACAGATCTTCCTCGCTGGGCTACTGACGGAGGGACAACCCTAGAGCCTATCTCTGGACAGAAGGATACAGGCTGGGCGTTTGACGATCAGCCTCCTGCGCGTCACCTCAACTGGCTGCTGAATGTAAACTATCAATGGGCAGCTTACCTCCAGACCCCAGTAGGAACAGGTGCAGGCCCAGGGCTCGAGGCTGAGGGAGGCCCAACAGCAGGAACGGGCCTCAAGGGCAACGGAGGGACTGACGGAGTTGGCGTGCATGGCCTGGGTGACGGGACATCAGAGGGTGTCCTTGCAGAGGGGGGCGGGACATCAGGCAAGGGAGTTAATGCTGTTGGAGGCGGGACAGGCCCAGGGGGTCAATTCCTCGGAGGCTCTAGCGGCGCAGATGGAATCATCTCTACTGGTCGCCTGGCTTTCGCTGGCGTTAGCGGCATTGGAGGAGTGACAGACAACAGCATAGGCGTCGAGGGAACGTCATCTGCAGCGATCGGGCATGGGGTCAAAGGGACAGCTACAGGCTCAGGCGTAGGCGTTGAGGGTGTCTCTGATGTCTCAGGGATCGGCGTTAGGGGTGACGGTAATACAAGCGGGATAGGTGTCTCAGGAGTTGGAGGATCTGCGTCAGGGCACGGCGTTACAGCAAGCGCAGACGCATCCTCACCAGTAAGCTCAGCACTCGCAATCACACCACAGGACACCGACCCGTCCAGCAGCAGCGCTGGAGACGTATACGTTAACAGCGTAAACGGCCGGATGTCCGTCAGGGGACTCAACGGGTTTGAGCGAGTTGTCACCCGATCACAGGTCAAAACTGACGTTGAGGAAGTAGGGATCAATAGCTCAGGGTTCAACCCTGTATTTTTTCCAACATCCGGCAGGGTGTCTATCCCTGCGAACACTCTGCGAGTTGGATCCGTGATTAAGGTCAGAGTCGCAGGCAGGATCATATCCAACCCTGCACAGGTTGGAGAGATCGGCTTTGCGTTCAGTAACGTAACAACTGGCGCAGTGCTTGATGTCAGGGTGCGTCAGGGTGTCGCTGGCAATAATGAATGGGTATTCACTCTTATGGCTACCGTCAGAACGATAGGCGCGTCTGGTACAATCTCGATAGCTATGGATGGCAGCTATGGAAACGGGATCCTGACGCAAGCAGAGGCTGGATCCTTTACTGTCGATAACGCAACCATAGACACTACAGCAGTGACTAACATTGACGTGGGTTTCGGGTTCAATATCACTACAAACAGTGTAGGCCTGCAACAGCTAGTTGCGGAGATCACTTAAGGGGTAGCCATGAAACTAGGTAGCAATCAACTGATCGCTTGTATCGCATACGGGATCGTTCTTTTGGGCTCTGTCCCTATGGTCCTGTTTACAGCTCCTGAGCAAGCATCAACCTGGCTGGACTGGTCGATCGTATTTGTGCCTGTTGCTGTTGGATCGATCCTCGGGGGCTCTGCGATCGTCAAGAGTGCTCAAGCCCTTGCCAAGGGTAAAAAAGCGTGAGCTGGTACCATTGGCTATGGCTTCCTGTTGTAGCTGTGATCGCATTATTGGCATATGCTCTAGGCAGAGGGAACAAGAGTTTAGCCTCTCAGATGTCAACAGAGTTGGAAGTCATAGATGCCAAACGAGACGCAAAGAAAGCCATGGCCACAAAGGGTGATAACGCAGCCAGGGTTGAGATCATCGCAAGGTTTCAGAGCACGATCCAGCAACTCAACGAGCAACAAGCGTCAGAGGCTGAGAACCTGCGCCATGATCCTGCTGCTCTCGCTGCCTACCTCACTCGCGTTAGCCAGTCCTGACAAAGCAGTCCCTATTGAAAAGGGACAGGCAGCCCCATTCTCTGGACAGCTGCTACCTACAGACCTAGCAATCAAACTCGCTCAGAAAGCAGATCATTGTGATGCTCTCTGGTCTGCTGAGCTTGAGAAAGTCAAAGCGCTTGCTAAACAGGATCTCGAGCTTGCCTACAGGCTCAGGGATATAGAGCAGCAGAGAGGGGACGATATAGCGCAAGCAGCAAAGGATCAGGCTGCTCAAGCTGACAGCTTCCTGCGCTCTCCTGTGTTTGTCGCAACTGTGTCTGTAGTCACTGCGTTAGGTCTGGTCCTCGTCACAGGGTATGCAATGAAAGGGATAGACTGATGGGAGGCATAGGCGCAGGGATGCTCCTACAGCTAGTAGGGGATCTCGGATCTCTGGGGTTTATCCTCTGGCTAGTGCACAGAACAACAACACACACGATCCCTCGTCTGGCTAAGGAGTACATGACAGGTGAGGAGAGACTCAGAGAGGACTTCAAGTCTATCCTCAATCAGCAGAGAGAGGACTTTATGAAAGCCCTGGAGAGAGAGCGTCAGATCCTAACTGACCAGACGGAGCGCATAATCCAGGCGATCAGGGACATACAGCAATGAGGCCTGCAGATCTGATCATTATCGCGATCCTTGTGTTTGTCATTGTGGCTGATGTGCTCCTTGTCGTGTTCAAGCGCAGGACTATCACAAACAGATATACGTCATTCGGGCGGGAGTTTGCCTTTCCGTTCTATGCCTGGGGGGTCATTGGCGGGCATTTTGTAGGCTCAGGTCAGAAAATCACAGGCCTCCTGGTTGGCGTTGCGATCATCCTGCTTGCTGGCCTGTCAATCTCAGGAGCACATAGGCTCGCGATCTATTGCAAGCTGGATCCCCCCTGGTGGATCGGCGTTATCTATCTCGCAATCGGCGTCCCTGTTGGGTTAGTATTCTGGTCACATTGATGAGGATATGATCTCCTCAACTGCAGGAGCTAACGTGAAAGCATCAGATCCCCCAGTCCTCGATCATATCTATACAGTAGGCGATCGCTTGCCCTACCTCGCAATGGTTGTTGAGGATGTTGACCTCACTGCAGGATACACAGTCACAGCTCAGGTTGAGCGCCCTGACGGCACATTCTTTGAGCGAGTAGCATCGATACTCTCAGAGGACACTGCGCAGGTTGACTGGCTTGATACTGACTGGCTCGAGGGCTGCAGCAGGCTCACGATCAAGCTCGAGGACGCTGGGGGATTGATAGAGACAAGCGGGCCTGTGATCGTCAAAACTAAGGCAGCTGCAGGTGCAACGCCGTGAGTGACCTAACCCTCTCAACGCAGTCAACGCCGATCACTCTCATTGTAGAGAGTAAAAAGCTTGTGCTCACTGCGCAGGGAAAGCTGCTCACGCTAGGCTTTCCGATCCCAATAGGAGGCGGAGAGGCCAACACAGCGTCCAACGTTGGGGCAGGTGCAGGAGTATTCAAGCAAAAGACTGGAGCAAACCTCGAGCTGCGCTCTCTGGTTGGCGGGACAAACGTCACAGTCACAGAAAACCCTGATGAGATTGATATCTCAGTAACTGCTATCGGTGACGTAATAGGCCCAGCAGGCGCAACTGATGAGGCAATCGCACGCTATGACGGAGCAACGGGAAAGCTCCTGCAGGATTCTCTTGCTACCATCGATGACTCAGGGAACATCGCAACACCAGGGACAGTTGACGGCAGAGACGTATCTGTTGACGGAGCAGCCCTAGACTCACACATTGCAGACCTTGCAAACCCTCATGCTGTGACGTTCTTGCAGGCAGGAGCAGACCCAGCAGGAGCAGCTGCTGCAGTGCAGGCAAACCTCACGCTACATGAGGCTGACACAGCAAACCCTCACCTCACCTCGATCGCTAACATAGGCTCAGGCACGCTTGCGCAGCTCAACGCCGCAGTGTCTGACGCTACTCTTGATGACTCGAGCGACCCTCGCACGCCAACAGCTCACGCTAGCACTCACGAGAACGGGGGATCGGATGAGATAGACGTGGGAGGCCTCTCTGGCGTTCTTGCGGATCCGCAGACAGCAGCAGCTCACGCAGCCTCCCACCAGGATAGCGGAGCTGATGAGGTAGCTGTTGCGGCCTCTGCCGCTAATGCTATCCCTAAGGCCAATGCCTCAGGTCAGTTTGCTGCAGGTTGGATTGATGACGCCTCTCACGGTAACCGAGGCGGCGGGACTCTTCACGCTGTTGCTATCGCGTCAGGTGCTGCTGGTTTCTTCACTGGCGCAGACAAGGCAAAGCTTGACGGGTATCCTGCAGACCCAACAGGAATCAATCACAACACTCTGCAGAATCTCGCCGTAGGAGATGTGCACACTCAGCTTGCGCTGCTTGCAGGCAGGGCTAGCGGTCAGACACTGATAGGTGGGATCAACGCAGGCGACCAACTCGATCTGGTTGGCTCGTCACACGCCAGTGGTGGGCGCGTACACGTGGCCTCCCCATTCGAGCTTGAATATGGGATCGGCAACACTCCAGCTGAGCAATACGCAATGCGCTGGCGCCCTGTGTTCACAACGGGGGGCGCGTACATTGGCGGACTGCTCAACACAACACAACAAATCACGTACAATAGTGCGGTATTCGTCTATGGCCTGATCTTCGAGAACGGGACCTATAAGGCTGCGGCGTCGCCAGGATTTGCGGCATTTACTCTGTTTAATGCTGCGCCTATCATAGAGAACGCTGGCAACTTCGATCTAGTGCAGGCGCTAGTCCTTAACGCTGCACCAACTCACAGGAGAATCACTGCAGGGACTAGCGTAGCAACGCAGTCTGTTGGGTTGTCATTCTCTCCGTCAACGCGCAGCACAGTTAGCGGCGCAGTGATGACTAAGACGCTAGACGTTGCCGTTAGTTGCGCTCCAACGTTCTCGAGCATCACAGGCTCAACAACAAACATGGGGACAACTATAGGCGTTAGGTGCTCTCCTCCGTCAGTTGCACTGTTCCAGCCTGCAACTGGAGTTGAGACCTATACCGCATACTATGGCGTTGATTTTCTGGCGATGACTCACACAACGTCAGGCGATAAGGTTGTAGTGCGCAGCGCAATGACAGCTGCTGCTGATAGATATTTCCTGCAGAACAACGGGGGCGCACAGTCAGACTTCGGCGGAGGGTTTATACTCGATGCTGGACTAGTGCAGATTCTGTCAGACTCGCTTGGCGTATCGCTCGGAGCAGCAGGAGGAGATCTCCAGTTACTATGGGACGGGACTAGAGGAGTATTTGACCCTCTGACAGGTGATAACCTCTGGATGAGTTTCGCGTCTGGCGCACATACTATTCAATCAGCAACGTTTGGCTCAACAGCGTCAGAGATCAGATTCGGATTTGACAAGTTCTCGATCGGGCAAATCGGCGCAGTAGGTAATCAGGTAGGTGTCTTTGTTGCTGGTGCGCGCACCACAACAATTAACGGTGGATGGGCAGACTATCTACTCACTCAGGCGGCTGCGTTGCAGGTTGAGCACTCTATGGGTCAAGTTTATGGATGGGCTCTCAATGCTCCGTCTATGACCCTGGGAGCTGGGTCTGTCTCAGAGGCAGGCGCTCTGCTGATCGGCGGCAACGTCAATCAGGGAACTAACCGCTATGGGCTCAATGTATTGTCTAGTCCTAGCGGCGGGACACTCAACTATTGCGCAAGGTTCCAGGGAGCAGCAGGTGTTAGAGTTGACGGGCCTCTAGAGGCTCCAGGTGTAATCTATGACAAGGGTTATGATGAGATCGCAGGAACCGTTCCCACAACGAGCGCAACGCTAGAGGATATCACAGGCCTGACGTTTACCGTCACTGTGCCAACAGGCAGAACTGGAACTATCAGATCGTTGATGACACTAGAGACTAGTTCTGTTGGTGCTAATGTTGTTGGCGCCTGGGCTATCTCGATCAACTCAGTTGACAAGCAAGAGATCCAGAGGACTATGGGGACAGCAACAACCCAGGGCTCAGTCGCTGTGCAAGGTGAGACTACCGGGTTATCTGCTGGAACATACACAGTCAAAGGCAGGCATCGCAGAGTTAGCGGCGCAACTGCAGCAAACACAGACGTAGCTCAACTATCAGCTATGATGATCTTGGAGTAACTGCATGGCTATTCAGCTCACAACACCCAGGACAGATCCTAAGACAGGCCTTGCGATGCCTTGCGCTATGGCAAGAAACCTGAGGATAGATCCTGAGCTTAGGTTTGCGTCGTATGAAATGTATTATGGCGACCTGATTGACGGGCAGTTCAAGTCAATGGTGTATGTCGATCGCTACTCATACCGAGACACTCCTGAGGAGCAGGGGTTAGGAACAGATCCAGAGACTGGCGTTGAGGGCGTCTATGTTGTCAAAGCGGCAGACCCTGCTTTCTCGAGATTAGTATCTATGGCTAGGCATGAGGTTACAGCCGATGACATTGGCAAGGTAATCTCAGCTTACGATCTGATCTCTGAGAACGCGATCTATACACATGAGATGCAAGTGAGGCCGGAGTTGTTTGGCGGCACTATTCTATAAAAGGGAGATCTACAATGCAGAGCGCAGAACAGAAGCAACAACAGGTTCAACTGTTGGGAGTTTCACCTATCACAATGAATAGGATCGCAAAGCTCCTGAGAAAGCTTCCTATGGAGGAGGTTGAGGAGGTTGTTGCAGAGATTCAATCGTTGAGTTTGTTCAATGTAGCAAAGACTCCAGGCGCAACACCTCAGCCTGCAGTAATCAAGCAACCCTTGGCAACCGAGCAACCTGCAGTGCAGGAGTAGAGGTCAACTATGGCTGCTGGAATCATCAACCTAGTCTCTAACGATCTGCTCCCGACATTAGTTGTTGATTATGAGGACGCGGACATCACTGGGTTTGAGATCTTCCTGAATGTTCAAAAGGAGGATGGCTCGAGATTCCAGAGGCAAGCAACGATCCTTAACGTGGGAGATCCCCCTAATCAAGTTCCAGCTTCGTTTGAGTTTGAATGGGAGGCAGGGGATCTCACACCAGGAAAACACGCTGCAGAGATCGAGTTGTTTGACGGAGTTGTCGGGCAACCTGCGACAAAAAACGAAACCTGGAACGGGTTACTCCTGGATGTTGATAAGGAGTTGGGTTGATGGCTGATATCATCCTAAGGAAGGATAACGGCACGATCACGCTGACGAAGGACAGCAGGCGATTGCTCGTCAAAACTGTCAGCGCAGGATCAGGATCAGGCCTACCCACGACAACAGGGAATGATGGGTATGCGTTGATCGAGGTTTCAGGAGTTGGCGCCTGGAGGCCAATCAAGGATTCCTACATAGTGCCAGCCTTTGCTATCAGCTCATTCTCTGCTGTTGCTTCTGTTGTTGAGGTTGGCGCGTCAGTTGTGCAGCCTGACTTTACAGCTGCATACAATCGGACTCCTGACACTGCTACTCTCGACGATGACGAGGGAAGCACACAGAAGGATGTGATCAGCACTCCAACCTCATTCTTTTCTGATGAGACTTTCCAAAAGACGGCAAACAATGACGCCGTGCAATTCACTCTCAACGCAGATGAGGCAGGGGACGCTGATAGTTCTAACGCTAATATCTCTTGGCAACCTCGCACCTATTGGGGAGTTGGTGTTGATGGGTTGAGCACAGAGGCAGACATAGAAGCGCTTGCAAACAATGCGCTCGATAACAACAGGCAGAGAACGTTCTCAGTCACTGCTGGAGCTGGAGAGCACATCTATTACTCTTACCCAGAGAGTTATGGAGCTGGGACATTCTTTGTAGGTGGGTTTGAGGGAGGCTTTGAGCTTGTGTCTGACTCTATCTCTGTGACAAACGCAGAGGGAGTTACGCAGGACTATAGATTATACAAGTCAACTAATCCCAACCTCGGTACAACAACGGTTCAGGTGGTTTGATGCCAGTAACAGTCATTGACCAGATCGCACCCAAGAACGCTGGAGACTTCGGAGTTGTTGAGGACACCTACCTCATTGGAGGCTGGAGAACTGTTGCTGACATCACAGCTCGAGATGCAATCCCTGCGCAGCGTCGATCACTACAGATGCGCGTTGCCGTTGTGTCAGAGGGAAAGCAATATGCTCTAGTCGGGGGCCTGCTCAACGCTAACTGGACAGAGGTAGGCTCGTCAGTATCTGCAGGTGTTCCCTTTGTTACCCTGACTGCAATGACAGCTCCTGTTGACTTCAATGACGGGACAGCAGTTGATCCAGGACTCGCGAATTTTTTTCAAACTCAGCAGAGCATGAATGACTTCCTCACTCTCAACGGTACATCAAACTTCAAGCACGGCCAGCCCATATGGAATGCAACGCCATACCTTGCAGATCATCCTCTAGTGTTCAGCTTTGCAGGAGGTGTTCAGCGTCCTGTGACTGTAGCAACTCAGGGAGGTTTCTGGGCCTGGACGTTTAACAACAAGCAAGTCAGAGCAGGAAGCATTACTATTCAGGGTGTAGCGTCTGGCTCCTGGTCAACATTCTCTGGTCTGACTGGCTTAGTTGTCGACTCGCATCAGGTTGACTCAGGGGATCCATGGATAGACTTCTCAGTCACTAACCCAGGAGCTTTCACTCCTCGAGAGCTGATCGGGTTCAACATAGTTACCAGTGACGGGTTAGTAGCTACAATCAACGACAACACAGGCGACAGGATATTCCTCAATCAGCCTTTGAGCCCAGCACCTACTGATGGGGTATCAACTGTCACAGTAGCAACGCAGGGGACTGTGTTTAGAAACTCACTTGACGATCTGACTAACGAGTATTTCTTTACCATGCTAGTGCAGGGTGGGCCTCTGTTCTCGGTTACCGTCAATGATATCTCGATCCAGGGATTCGGATCTCTCGGTTCTCTGGATGTGCTTGACGATATAACGTCATTCAACAGAGTTATTATTGATGACTGGACGCCAGAGCAGGCGCCTCTGAGCAGGAACGGCAACGGATATGCAGTCAACACAACGAACGCCAATGCGCAGTTCACTGGCTGCAGCTTCAAGCGCACAGAGAACCCAAACTCAGACAACATCCTATTTGGTAACGCAAACTCCTCTATCACTATGACCTATTGCGTTGGCGTAGGTGGCCAGGACGGAATACAGTTAGGACCGTCGACAGTTCTCAGGCTCATCAACTGTGTGTTTGACAAAGTATCCACGTCAATCCCTGCAGCGCGTAAGGGGATGCTCGAGTTTGACTCGCTCTCACAGGTCGATTTCTTTCAGGGTAACCCAGGCAAGAGTAATGAGGTCAGAAACTCAGCTGCAACGGTGTCTGGTGTGCACGTCCAGGACTCAGCCATAGTTGGGTTTAATCAGATCTCGAGGAATCAGCACTGCATATTTACTGACTGCGCAGGCGCCTGTCTGAGTGTAGGCCCTGGCGTCAACATAGATATCGAGGGAACAGGATTTATTGACGGAGGCGGAAACCTAGACGTGGGTATTGATATGCAGGGACCGCTATCCTCAATCTCTCTACCTAGTACCAATGACGTAGCAGGAGCTAACGGAGACGTTAGACTTGCTGGGGTAGTCCTCACCTACGCAGACATAGTTACTAACGGGCCTATGACAGACGCAGACTTTAACCATGTGAGCAAGGTCTAGCTATGACAACTCAAATTGGCGGAGTAACCTATCGAGGCGTGCAGGTTTATGAGAGTGAGTTTCACCTCGAGGAGTTGTCAGGAGATCCTGCTGCCGTTAGTGGCCTGGCTCAGTTTTATGCAAAGAGTGTCGACGGAGGCATGTACTTCCGTAAGAGCGTTGAGCAAGGCGGGACAGTAATAGAGTTGGGGGTTGGCCTAACTGGCCCAACTATCATTGATACTAGCGTTGACGGAGATCTCCTACTCACTGACTCAACAGGCCTTGATGTCAACGGTATATTTATGGGCGGTAAGACTAACGCCTATCCGTTGATTCAGAGACAAGCTGCAACGGTAAACATAAAGCTAGCTGGAGGCGGGGGATTCGCGCAGCTCAACACAGGCACGATAGTTGGCGGCAACGGTAACTCCTTTGCGTTTGGTGTGAGTTCTGTCTGGCATCAGAACCGATCAGACATGCATTTCGTCTGGAGCAGCGACACAACATACTTCGGCACAGCAGACCTTGGATTAGTGCGCAACGCTGCAGGAGTTCTGCGCGTAAGTGACGGAAGCACAGGCAAGGGTGCATTAGTATGCGCTGGGTTAGACTCGGCTGGAGTTGGGGCAGGAAGCTTTATTGCTGGGCCTGGTGCTAGCAGCGCTGGAGCAACCTGCGTCTGTATAGGTAGGAATGCTCAAAGCTCTGGTGATGACTCTGTATTGATCGGAGATCAGCCAGAGGGCCAGGGAAATGAGGCGGTAGGTGTAGGGATCGATGTGATCGCTACGCAGGGATCCACGTGCGTAGGCGCAGTGTCGCAAGCAAACTCTGGCACGTTTCAGACGTTACTCGGGTATGGATCTGCAGCAAACAATGCTGGCACTGGTGGGATCGGGATAGGATACAACGTTGTTGTTGGTCACAATAACGCAGCTTGCATAGGTACAGACTCAGTAACAACAGCAGCTAACCGTCTCACAGTAGGAACTATCAGCGGTACTCAGGATATGGAGCTGCAAGTTGGCCTAGGGTTTAGTGCGTTTGGTGTCACTCCTCCTGGCTCGCAACCCACAAAGGTTAGTGACCCAACAGGCGGAGTGACTCAGGACTCAGAAGCGAGAACAGCGATCAACGCAATCATTGACGTGCTCGAGGGTGCAGGACTCTCTGCAGCAGTCTGAGGTGAATCATGGCAGACATCAACATCACTCTCACGATACCAGACGCTAAGGTCAACAATGCTCGCGCAGGTTTCCTGAGGATGTATCCGAATATTTCAAACCCTCCAGTCAGTGACACAGAATGGGTTGGGCAAGTGATCAAGCGCTGGCTCAATGATGTTCTGAACAAGGGCTACACGCTGGCTCACAGAGAGGCGACCTACACGCCTCCTGCCCATGATCCCGATTTTGTGGTGTAGCTCATGCTGATCGAGAATGTGATCCCTGAGGTCTATGACGGCAACTCTCAGTTCCGTGACTGGACAAAGCTCGAGGCGTTCTATGTGCATCGAGTTGGTGTTGATTCAAAGTCAGGGATCGTCCTCGGGCACAATGCCGTTGAGATCTGCAACGTGTTTACAGGGAAGGATCCTCGTTGGCCTGAGGTTTCACGTGTAACAGGCGGACAGCTTGCCTACTCGCTGATGATTGGCGGAGATCTTGGGCCTGCAGATTATGACGGGCGAGTGTGGCAGTGCTTGCCTCTCGAGGAGATCGGGCATCATGCCAGACGCTTTAGCAAACATGGCCTAGGGATCGGTCTGATATTCGACGGGCGAGTAGCTCCCGCGTCTGCTGCTCAGTACGGCTCACTGGTTGACCTGCTCGCTCTGCTCTGTGTGGCGTTTGGTAAAGACCCCTACCGCGTGATCAAGGGACACGGGGAGGAGCGAGCATCACACGATGGCAGCAAGGCCCCTGGAGGCGTCAACGCCTGTCCTGGTGACCTGCTGGTGATGAATCACGTACGCGATGACGTGGCTACCCTGGTCCAGGATAACGCAAGGCGTCAGCTGTTCGATTCAGGGCTGATATTCTCGGTTTAAATCAGCAGGTTACAAAACGACTCATTTTAAGCCATTCTAAGCGCCTCTGTGAGGCAGGTCCTTACTTGCAGACTTTCGTCTCAGCTTAATCGATTCTAGCCTATCCGCTGTTGAGCTAGCGTGATTACAGAGGCCTACACGCAGCGTCCCTCTCACTTTGCCATTGTCTCAGCCTGCCCTGGGAGCGCCTCCCTGGAGCTGTGCACAATTTGCACTGTGTGCCGTTTTTTGTCACACGCAAACACCTGTAATTATTGGACAGGTGACAATTTGCGGCACCTGCAGTATGTAATTTTTACACAGTTTGAAATCGGGCCCAGTGATTACAGTAGTTTATGTGCGTGCAGGTTTGGCACACTCGGTGCAATAGATAAGTGCATGACAACACGGACACAGAGGGGGAACGAGATGATAGAAGGAACCAGGCTCACGGTAACGCTAGAGAGAGTCCCGATTTATGCAAGCTCAGGAACTGGCAAGGGCAAGGTTTCAACCAGAGAGATGACAATCAAGAGAGTGCTGGATGACGGACGGCTCTACTGCAAAACCGCCAACAAACAAACATACATCATCTGCGCCAGCCTGACGGCAGCCTGGACAGGCGGACGCAAGGCAAAATTTGATGTCAATGCCCTGGAGATAATCAAGTAAGGCAGCAAGCCGCACGCAGCTCAATAGCCCGCCTAGCGCGGGCATTGGGCGTAAAGGACGGCAAACAATGAAACCCCTAAAAGACAAACTCGCGGAGCTGGAGCGATACGAGATCAAGAAAGCTCTGGGTGATTGTGATGGCAATGTCTCGTTGGCGTCTGACCAGCTGAGTATGCCTCTGCGAACACTTTGGAATCGAATTAGGCTTTACAGGATCAGGCTGGAGGACTACAGGCCTAGCGTGTAACTTGTTACTGGGGCTGCGTCTCTGACGCAGAGAGGAAACGACGTGAGCAATCTAGATCACAAGACCATTGCGTTTAGAATCTCAAAGGCACACAGCGAGGCAGCTGGGAATCTCTACCTAGCCAGGCTCGAGCTTGCCAAGTCAACGATCGTGATCGATCGGATGCTCGAGGCTCTGATTGACGTGACCAGCAAGCTGCACCAGGCGACGCACGATCAAGCTGATTGGCGTGAGTGCTCTGAGCCTAGCTGCTCTGCGACTCGGTTCTTGCTCGAGGATATCGGGTGTCTGAGGTGAGCGAGTATCAAGACGATCCCACGTACGGGCGAGATGATTTCGGATCGTATTGCCTGAACTGTGACGCGTTCATTAGCGAGGACTGCGTTGATTTCTGCGGTCCTGATTGCAGGCTTGAATACCAGGAGAGAGACGATGTGGAGGATGAGAATGGCCGTTGATTACATACACAACAGCGAGGTTGCGATCCTGTTCTGTACAAGCACAGGCGTAGCGTTTGGTCCTGTGATCAGCCTGCCTAAGGAGGTTGAGCATTGCTTCTCAGACGTTGAGGAGTTTGTGCAATATTTCTTGGACTGGCTGCCTCAGGACGCTCGCAAGTTCTCGAGTGAGGATCTGGTTCTGCAGATCAATGCGTTCACTGAATACTCAAAGGGACGGGCATGATCATCAAACGCTGCGCCTGTGGTGCCTCCTACACCTGGGAACAATGGCAGGAGCTGCCAGACAAGAAACTCGCAGACCTGGAGTGTGAGCCAGAGCTAGGTGAGCCTGACATCCTGGAGCAGCGTCAATGTCCTTGCGGATCTCATATCAATATCGGTTGGACCTATAGCGGTCAGCTTGTGCTGGATCGCTCATTGCTGCGCGTATGCGCCTGAGGGAAGCGTATGAAAATCATTTCACTTGAAGCTGAGAACTTTAAACGCCTTAAGGCTATTCGGATCGAGCCTACAGGTGCCGCTGTGATCATTGGCGGTAAGAACATGGCAGGTAAAAGCTCTGCGCTAGATGCGATCAGAGCTGCGCTCGGAGGAAAAAAGAATTGCCCAGAGGAGCCGATCCGCAAGGGAGCAAAGAAAGCAGAGATTATTCTCGAGACTGACGAGCTAACAGCCAGGCGCACGTTCAGCAAAAAAGGGACGCAGATCGAGGTAACAGCAAAGGACGGGAGCAAGTTCAACTCACCTCAGGCGATGCTTGACGAGTTGATAGGGACGCTATCGTTTGACCCTCTCGAGTTCTCGCGAATGAAACCAGCAGAGCAGGCTGAGACTGTGCGCAAGCTTGCAGGCCTGGATTTCTCTCAGCTCGAGGAGAAGCGAGCAGACCTCTACACGCAGCGCACAGACGTAGGCAGGGACCTGAAACAGGCAAGAGCGATTCTCGCTGATCGTCCAACATCCTTCGCAGACGTTGAGACGCCTGACGAGGAGATCTCGATCAAGGATGCTGTTGCTGAACTTGAGGCAATACGCAGCCACAACGCAGCAAACGACAAGCAGAGGAATGCCCTTATAGACGCAACAAACAACAGGGCAAAGGCCCAGGCCCTGGTGGGCAATGTTGCAGATAAGATCCACGGGCTGAAAAAAGAGCTGCAGCTATTGCAGTCTAGGCTAGTTGAGGATGAGGCAAACGAGGAGCACATTGCCGCAGAGGTCAATAAGCTCGAGGACAAGGATCCATCAGAGATCCAGGAGAAAATAGACTCAGCCGAGGAAGTCAACGGCAACGTGCGAGCCAAACACGCACACAAGAAAGCCAAGCAGGAGGTTGAGGACACCTCCAAACGCTACCAGGAGATCACTCGAGGAATAGACGCGCTTGATCAGGAGAAGGCAGAAGCAATCCAGGCAGTCAAATACCCGATTGACGGACTGGTTGTTACTGACGAGGGGATCGAGCTTGGAGGTGTTCCATTCCTACAAGCGTCCTCTGCTGAGCAGCTGAGATGCTCCGTTGCAATGGGCCTGGCTCTGCATTCTGGTCTCAAGGTGTTGCTGTGTAAAGACGGCTCATTGCTTGACTCTGACAATCTCGAGCTAGTTGCAAAGATGGCTGCTGATGCTGACGCGCAGGTCTGGATCGAGCGAGTTGGTGCTGGCTCAGAATGCAGCGTTGTGATCGAGGACGGAGAGATCGCTGCGCCTGAGAAGTAGACACGAGAGGATCAGGCCTGTAAACTGAATCTGTACTAGGGGACTCTAACAAGAGAGGAAACGACGCTATGGATCTCAATCCAGGGATACACCCTCATATTCTATTCGCTGACTACATCAACGATCCTTGTCCTGAGCCGTCTCTGAGCAAGGGAGTGATCGGAGATCTGATCGAGAGATCTCCTCTGCATGTTTATCACTCGCACCCGAGACTCGGAGGCAGGACGGACAGCAACAGCAACAGAGCTGACCTCGGCTCAGCTGCACATGAGCTTGTGCTTGGAGGTGACGATCGGATTGTTTGGATTGACGCTGCAGATTTCAGGACAAAGGCAGCAAAGGAGGAGAGAGACGTTGCACACGCCCAGCTCAAGATCCCTATGCTGGAGAAGCAACGAGAGCAGCTCGAGGCTATGGCTCAGGTAGGCAGAGACAGGCTCTGCGAGTTTGGAGCTGGGCACTCAGAGCTAACAATGGTCTGGGAGAGTGATGGGATCTGGTACAGGTCAAAACCTGACTGGCTCTCGAAGGATAGGCTGTTAGCGATCGATTACAAGACAGCAACAAACGCCGATCCCCTGACCTGGATCCGGTCTGTGTTGATGCGCTCTCACTATGACATCCAGGGAGCGCTTGCGCTGCAGGGCCTATACAACCTTGAGGGTCCTGCTCAGAGAGAATTCTTATTCCTCGTGCAGGAGATCGAGGCGCCTTATGCCTGCTCTGTTGTCGGGATCGGGCCTCAGATGCTTGAGCTTGCAGAGCGCAAGATTGCTGCAGCGTCGCGAGTCTGGAAGCGATGCATGCAGGAGAAATCCTGGCCAGGCTATCAACATCACATTCACTGGGCAGAGCTGCCGGAATACAAAACATGGGATTTTGAGAACCGATCAGCCTGTTACGAGGGAGGTGAGTGATGGGTTTCACATTCAGGCCAGGCGTACGGGAGAACGTTGGACTGCTGATCGGTCTAGTGGGCTCGAGCGGATCCGGTAAGACATTCTCAGCAATGAGGCTCGCGTCAGGGATCTCAGGCGGTAAACCCTTTGCTGTGATCGACACAGAGGCGCGCAGAGCCCTGCATTACGCTGATCGGTTCAAGTTTGATCATGGGGAGCTGCGAGCCCCATTCAGACCAGACGCATATGCAGAAGCAATCAAGGCTGCTGACGCTGCAGGTTATCCCGTGATCGTTGTGGATAACATGAGCCATGAGCACTACGGGGAGGGGGGTCTGCTAGAATGGCATGATGAGCAGCTTGACGAGTTTGTTAAGCGCGCTATGTCCAGGAGCCAGGGCCAGGCAGAATGGCAGCTCAGGGAAGTACATGGTCAGCGTGCCTGGATTGAACCCAAGATGTCTCACAAGCGTATGGTCCAGAGACTGCTCCAGGTCAGAGCACACCTGATCCTCTGTTTCAGGGCTGAGGAGAAAACCAAGATCGCGAAAGACAAGAGAGGGAAAACACAGATCACAAACGCTGGCTGGCAACCGATCACAGAAAAGAACCTGCCTTATGAGTTGACCTGCTCTCTCCTGATGACTGACGAGAAACCAGGACACCCTACGCCAATGAAGCTCCAGGAGCAGCATAAGCACCTGTTCCCTAGCAGTGAGGCAATCTCTGAGGAGTCTGGGCGCCTGATCGCTGAGTGGGCGTCTGGAGGGACGCCTGCAGGGATCGCGGAGGTCATAGCCTCGATCGGTGCGTGCTCAAGCCTCGAGGAGTTGAAAGCCATAGGCGCAGAGCTGGCCAGCAAGAAACTCTCAGGAGCTGACGCAAGCGCTGCTAGGGATGCGTACAAGCAGAGGCAGGCAAGCTTTTCAGTTGAGACTGAGCAGCCTCAGGAGCAACACCCAGACGATCCCTCGCACCCTGACGGACCCTGGCAAGGCCCAGACGGGCCTGTGCTCTGCGCTGTGATGGATTGCGGGAACCCTGCTGAGGGGGTAGGGATCCACTGCCAGGATCACAAGTCATAGGTTGCAGCCCTGCACTGACACGCGTCGTTTCCCTCCCCCCCCCCCCAGACGGTTTCCGC